ATTGGACATCATCTGCCGCTGGTGGTACGACCTGCCGATGCGCACATGGGTAGACGGGCGGCATAGCTATCAGGGGCTGCAGGTTGGGCCTCTGGCGCCCGAACACGATGTGCCCCTACCCCTTACTACCCTGCCGGTAGAAACGTGGCGTAGCGGCTCCCATTCCTTCGTCGGATTGCAGGCTGGCCCCCTGCCCGAAGACGTGATGGACCCGCCCATCCAACCTTCCTACGACCTCCCAGTGCGGACGTGGGTGAACGAGGACCACGACTACCAAGGATTTCAACTCTCCCCTCAACCGGAGATTATGTCCCCGCCCCCTCCTTACTACGATGTACCAAGGGGCAGGTTCAACAACGCACAGTTTCAGTCGTTCCAGAAGGGCGTTATCCCCGATGAGCACGACGTACCCCTGCCGCAGACTGCGCTTCCCCCAGTCGGCAGGCTGACGAAAGAGCAATACGAAGGCACGCAGAAGGAAGGAATCCGTACCGAGACCCTCCAACCCGCCCGCAGCAGTATGCACTTTGACCTCCCGCCCGCAAGTAGGGCGTCTTCGTGGAGGATGCAGCAAGCCTATGTGGGAATAACTGCTGCCCCAACGCCGGGGAACGTAGTACCGCCCATCCCCCACATGTGGCTTCCTCTCATCGGGGTGGGTAATGGAGGGCCATGATGGCTAAGAAATTCATCCAGAAGGCGATCAAGAAGCCGGGGCAGTTGCACAAAGACCTTGGTGTGCCGCAGGGGAAGAAGATTCCCGCCAAGAAGTTGGCTGCAGCGGCAAAGGCCAAGGGCAAGGTGGGGCAGCGTGCAAGGCTGGCGCAGACCCTAAAGAAGATGCACTAAGGAGCTTGTCGTGGGCGCATCCTATTTCAAACTTGGCGATCATAACGCCGTCTGCTATGTGTGCGGATTCGAGCGTAAGGCATCTGAATTGCTTCTGCGCTGGGATGGTGTGTACGTGTGCAAGGAAGATTGGGAGCCGCGCCAACCGCAAGACTTCGTGCGCGGAGTTCCGGAGGAGCAAGCTCCTGACTGGACGCAGCCAGAGGTTCCGCCTGAGTGGGCTGGGGCTATCGTTCCTCCGGTCTCGAACATCGTGGTGGGCACGCCTGATATCTACGTCGATGGTGTGCTCCAAACTGTAGGCGTGAACTACACCATCTTACTTCCCGACGGGGTGATTACCTTCACCTCGCCCCCAGCGGCCAACTCCACCATTGCGTGGACTGGCGTATGGCTCGATAACGCTTCCGTCTCGAAGTCCTACACTCTCTTTCCCCTCTACATCGCTACAGGTTTCACTACGGTCTACTCCATCTACGGAGGCCAATAATGAGCACCACCTTCTCCGTCAACCGGGATCAGATCATTCTGCGGGCACTGCGCATTTGTAGTGCGTTCGACCCGACGAACCCTCCGTCCACGGATGACATGAATAATGTCGCCCTCGCCTTCAACATGATGATTAAGGAGTGGATCGTTGACATTCCCATGTGGAAGATCGAGATCGTTACCCTTCCGCTGTTGACCGGGCAGACTACTTACAACATCGGGCCGTATGCTACGGGCACTGGTGCGCTGGTGACGGACAAGATTCTGCGCATCCAGCAAGCGAGCATCCGGAACAATCAGTCCACACCCCCTAACGACACTCCCATCGATCAACTCTCTATTCAAGAATACGAGCAGTTCAGCGTGAAGGGTGCGCTAGGTGTGCCCAATTCCATGCTGTACCGCCCCTTGGATGATAGTGCTACGGTGAGCAGCTACATTCAGGTGTACCCTACCCCGAGTGATGCCGATCATGCCTTGCGCATGGTTTGCCTGACGCAGTTGGACGACGTGAATATCGGCACCGATCCGCTGGACTTCCCGCAGGAATGCTACATCGCCTTGTCGTGGAACCTCGCGGATGAAATCATGTTCGAGTACGCCGTCCCGCTGGATCGTGCGCAGGTTATCTCGATGCGCGCTCGGGACGCCAAGACCCGCATGGCTGACTGGAGCCAAGAGAACTCCGACTCTATCCGCATGATGTACGACAAGAGGAATACGTGATGCCGTACGATCCGAAACGTCTTCCCCTCATTGAGGCACTGGAGAACCGGGACGGCACTCTCACGCGGGACTCCAAGATGGTGAATGGGGTGGGAGAGCAGACTGCTTCCGGCACCCTTCACGCCATCAAGCGTCCGGGCAACCATCTGGCCTTCCAAGGCGCAGTAGGTGTGGGTCAAGGTGTCACGAACTACCTGAACTCCCTGTACTCCATTAGCGGGGATTTCCTCAATTCGTTCTCGTCCCTCGCCGGGCTGACTGCTATTCAGGCCACGGCCAGTGCATCCTTCCAGAAGCGGGTAGGTGCGTCAGGCGTAGGCTTCGCAGGCAAGTTGTGGATTTTCGGCGGCCAAGTCGATCCTCTCGTCGCTACGCCCACCTTCTCCGCCACTGTCCTCGCCGGGGCAGTGAATACCATCAGCATCGTCTCTGCGGGACTGGGCCACTACCCTGGCTACCCGACCACTATCGATCTCACCATCACAGGTGGGGGCGGAACAGGTGCCACTGCTACGGCGACCATCACCGGGCAGCAAGTCACCTCCGTCCTCATCACCAACGGCGGTACTGGCTACACCTCTCCTCCCACTGTGACTGCCTCCTCCACTGGGTGGGGGATCATGAACGACGTGTGGAACAGTGTGGATGGTATCAACTGGACGCAGATCGCTACTGCGCCGTGGGGCCAGCGCCAGTTCTCCGCAGACGTTGTCTTCAACGGCGCGATGTACATCACTGGCGGATGCACTGGCATAGGCACGAATGCAGCCGACGTTCTCTACACGGATGTGTGGTTCTCCACGGACGGAATCTCATGGACGCAATCCGCAGCCAATGCGTGGATCGGCAGGTTCAACCACGGCATCGAAGTCTTCAACGGCAAGCTGTGGATCGCGGGGGGAAGGGGCCGGCAGAACACCACCTCCAACGCAGCAACGTACCCGCTCACCTCGTACTCCGATGTCTACAGCTCGGCGGATGGTGTGAATTGGGTGCAGACGACTCCCAGCGCACCGTGGACTGCGCGAAGCAACTTCGGCTTCTTCACGGTCAACAATCTGCTGTGGGTCGTCGGTGGGCAGTACACGGATGCCTTCATCGGAGCTACTGCGGATTCGTGGAGCAGCCCCGACGGCATTGTGTGGACGCGCGTATCATCCAATCCGTTCGCAGTAGCCGCCAGCGGCGCATTCCCTCTTGCAGCTTTCACCTCGCGTGGGTCTATCTACCCGCTTCCTCCCCCCATTACCGTTGACAACACCGGCACTGGTGGCACTGGCGCAGTAGCCTTCGCATTCACGGACTTCGATGATGATGGCGACGACGACGATTGGCAAGGTGGTGGGACGCTGGCTGTCTCGTTTAGTGCGGCGGGTAGCGGCTACAATCTCGCCCCTGCGCTATCTTTTGGAACCAGTGTCGATAACGCTGGCGTGTATGCTTTCTTGAGCGGCGCATCCAACAGCGGCGGCAAGGTCATCCATACCGGGCGCATCGGCACCACCGCATACCTCCTTGAATTCTACAACTCCACCTCTGGCTTCACCCACAAGGTCTGGTCTACTTCCAACGGCACCACCTACACGGACCTTGGAGTAAACTTCGCCGCAGGTTGGCCTGTGCGTGATGGTACGTGGATCACCTACGGCAACATGTGGTTCATCGGCGGGCTGAATGGCTCGACCTACTACAACGATGTGTGGTTCATCACCTTGGGCGGAACCTCCACGGTTCTCGGCCCGGACGTGGCTGCTGGCTTCTATCATTTCTCCCAAACGGCGACATCCATCGCTACGCCTCTCCTCGTCTTCAAGTCCGTTGATGATCTCTACTCCTACAATGCTGCCCTCAACAACCTAACGAAGCTGTCGAACGTAGCCAACTACCCACAGAAGACTGTTCCGGGGATTGCCTACCTCGATGGATACTTCTTCGTGATGGACCCGCAAGGACGGATTTGGAACTCCGCGATCAACGATCCTGCTGTGTGGACTGCCCTCGGCGTGATCGCCATGCAGAACGAGCCTAACGGAGGCGTCGCCATCGCCAAGCTGGCGAACTACATCGTGGGCTTCGGCGTATGGACGATTGAATTCTTCTACGATGCAGCGGTGCCTGCTCCAGCCTCGCCTCTCCTGCCGAACCAGACTCTCCCTATCCAAGTCGGATGTGCAGCAGGCGAGAGCGTAATCGAGATGGAAGCCTCCATCGTGTGGGTGGGCCAGACTCGCCGGGAAGGCAAGGGGGTGTATATCTTCAATGGCTACAACCCTGTACGCATCTCCACTCCGTTCGTGGACCGTATCCTCCAGCTAGATGACCTGAACTTCGTCCGCGCATACTCGCTCGATATGTTCGGCCATCCGCACTATGTTCTCTACCTTGCTGCCAGCAATCTGTGTCTGGTGTATGACTTTTCCACTTCTACGTGGAGCACGTTCACCGGTAGTACGGCTCAAGGGACGAAGAGTGTAAGCAGCTTGGTGTGCGATCCGTACGGGACGGTGACGGCGATCAGCACTGCCCACGGCTTTAGCGATGGCGATCCGATTGTGATGGCTGGCGCATCCACCATCGGC